TAAATAAAACAATATTCGTTTGTTAAAAAATATAAATATATATATATTTTTTAATAATGACAACAATATTTAGCATTTCATTTCTAATTTGTTTAGCAATTATTTTTATTCTTGTAGGCGGTGTATTTATGTATTTTAATCAAAAAATAAGTCAACAAAATCATAAAATTAATGGTATGTTTGATTTAGTAAATACTATGGCCGAAGAATTAAATTATATTCGTAATACTGGTGGTAACACCATACAACCATTTGCGTCTCAAACTCAACAAGTGTTGGCAAATTTAAGTGGAGGATTTAGACAAACTGAAAATGAATTAATACAAGTTTCAGATGATGACGACGACGAGGACGACGATGAAGACGACGAGGACGACGATGAAGACGACGAGGATGACGATGAAGATGACGAGGATGATGAAGAAGACGATGATGAAGACGACGATGATGAAGACGACGATGATGAAGACGATCACGAGGATAAAGCAAAAAATATCAAAATAATAAATATATTAAGTGACTCAATATACGGTGTTGATGATAATGATGTCGAAATAATTGAAGAGGAAAATAATGATGAAAATGATGGCGATGATGGCGATGATGACGACGACGACATTGATGATGAAGATAATGATTTAAGTAATGAAGATGATGAACCAGTTGAATTAATTGATTTAATGAATCGCCATGCTTTAGAAGACCAAACAAATTATAATACATTTACAACAAGCGATGATAAAATCGAAATCAGTGATAAAGATGATATCACTAATATTGATTTATCAATGTTAAAAACCATCAATATATCGAATAGTAGTTCGAATGAAAACATTGATTACAAAAAAATGTCATTAACAAAATTAAGGGAAATTGTTGTTGAGAGAAACTTGACAACAGATTCATCTAAAATGAAAAAAAATGAATTACTCAAATTACTTGAATAAAACTCGATCACAATAAAATAAAATTATATATTTTGTATAATTTTATTATAGCATTTAAATATATATGTCTTGGGGAACTTGTTATTCCGGTTCAAATAATATTCATTTTAATTATCCACCTATCATGGCAGATGGAAGAAATTATGCCACATGGCAACCTGAAGCGGTTGTAAATAAAAGAATACAACAACAAGAAAATATTAAAACCAGTTGGGAGTATAGACAATATTTAACCCATAATGGTATTGAAATCATGAAATACAATACATCAGAAGCTTGTTATGATATGGGACTTCCATCCCATATTCAAACAGGAAAAACCCCGTCATCCAATGTTCCATTATTGTATAAATCCACTTACGATAATGCTCGTCCAGGTTACGGATATAATAATAGTGACTTGAAATCACCATATTTAACTCGTGAACAATTACAAGCGCGACTCATATCGCCTTCTATTGTTGTACCTGAATAGAATAAAACCAAAAAGTATTATAACAGAAAAAGAATATAATATTTTTTATGTAAAAATAGATATAGACTTGTTATATATGAATCATTCTTGTCCGGGTTCTTCAAAAATCTTGAGTATAGATGTGGGAATTAAAAATTTAGCATTCTGCCTTTTAGTGAAAAAAGAAGAACACTATACTATTGAAAAATGGGATGTTATTAATTTAGCACAACAATGTGAAATGAAATGTAAAGAAACTGATAAAAATAATCAAGTATGTGATAAGCCCGCAAAATTTACCAAAAACGGAAAATGCTACTGTTTGAAACATTCGAAAAAACAAGAGTATCAAGTTCCAAGTGGGGAATTGAAAACAAATTTAAACAAGAAAAAAATTCAGGATTTATATGATTTAGCGGAAAAATATAAGATAACATACACCACTCCTATCAAGAAGAATGATTTGATTTCTCTTATAAATGATTATATACATAATACATGCTTTGAACAAGTCGAAAGTAGTAGCGCATCAAAAATAGATTTAGTAACAATCGGTAGAAATATTCAATCTAAATTTGACGTGATACTGGGTGAACATTGTCAAAGTATAGACAAGGTTATTATTGAAAATCAAATCAGTCCAATTGCGAACCGAATGAAGACAATACAGGGTATGATTGCCCAATATTTCATCATGAAAAATAATAATATTTGTATTGAATTTGTTTCTTCTGTAAATAAATTAAAGGATGATAAACAGACCAATATAGAAAAAAACGACGAAAAGATCAAATATAGTGATCGTAAAAAAAAGGGAATACAAAAATGTTTAGAAATAATTACCAATACACATTATTATAAATGTTGGGAAGACTTTTTTTCAAAACATACAAAAAAGGATGATTTAGCGGATTCTTTTTTACAAGGATTATGGTATGTTAAGAATAAAATGTAAACATTAAAATATATTATATTTGATATGGATATGGATATGGATATGGATATGGATATGGATACGGATATGGATACGGATATGGATACGGATATGGATATGGGTATAAATATCAAATTATTAAGACATTATATTTTTATAGATCCAAATAATATACACGGTAATTTAAATGATAGCATTTTGTTGAATGAAATAAAACAACAACATGCACAACATTATAAAAATAATGAAATTATAAAATACTGGTCATATGATGAAATTGTAGAATTATTACAAAAATATGATCAACAATTATGTTGTTTATTTTTATCTTTAAATTGTGCATATCCTTCTTTACTCGCAGATATTGGTAGATATATCATATTATATTATTATGGCGGAATATATCATGATTTGAAATGTATATCAAATAAAAATATGATTCATTATTTAGAAGATATTCAAAAAAATATTACATTTATAGGTGAAGAACATCCCCAAGAAAATCATAGGGTTAGAAACACAAACATTATTTCACTAATCATAAACCATCCTATTCTTGGAACTGTTTTAGATAATATAAAAGAAAAATTAATTATTGCGAAAAAGAATAATCACAGTGGACCGCAACAAATGTTTCATATAGGAAGTGGAACATATATACGAGAATTAAAAATACAAGAAAACAATGATATCATTAAATATTCATTTCAAAACAATGATTTAATCATTTGGGATTCAACGATTTATTCAAAAAATATAAAAAGATGGCAACACACTTATGAATTACTATTTAGTAAATAATAATGATGATTTAGTAAAAATAATCATGAAAAAGTGGAAAAATAAATATATTTTTTTATATAAAATAAATATATTTATTATTCGTAAGACTTAAAATTATATGTTCTTATTAATTCATAAGATATGGATAATGAAATCATTGATATTTCAGAAATAAGTTTAAACGACTCACCTATGAAATTAAAATCAAGTAACTTTGGTGGTGGACTAGAATTATTAATGAATGATAAAATGAAAGAAGGTTCTAAAGCACCAACGAGTGATATTCACATAGATGATTTAGAAAACTTGGAAAGTGAATTAAATGATTTAGTTGATGATGATTCTCCAAGTAGAAACACATATGAATCTAAATCTGGATTATTTGACGCAAAAATAGAGTCTTCATCATCGTTTTCAAGTGAAAGACAAAATGTAAGATTCAGTGAATCTGGTTCTGGACCAAGTATTGGTCAGGCAACTGCGGATCAACACCACGACGCCCAAACTTGGGACGGTTATGGTAAATTCAACAATATTCCTATGAATCCCGATAAACCAGGCCACGCTGAACCTCAAATGACCAAAGAAGAATTATTAAGGGAAAAATTCAAGTATTTAAGAAAGTTGGAAAATTTGGAGGCTAAGGGCGTGAATTTAACGAAAAAATATACGATGGAATCGCCTCTTGCCGAAATGCAAGGTGAATATGAAATGATTATGGAGGAAAAAACAAAACAAAATTCTATTAAATTTCAAGGCAACATGTTGATGGCTTGTATTAATGGTATTGAATTTTTGAATAACCGTTTTGATCCGTTTGATGTCAAATTAGACGGTTGGAGTGAGCAAGTGAATGAAAACTTAACCGATTATGATGAGATTTTTGGAGAATTATATGATAAATATAAATCTCGCGCATCTATGGCACCTGAATTGAAATTATTATTCCAGCTGGGTGGCAGTGCTATGATGGTACACATGACAAATACTATGTTTAAATCCGCTATGCCCGGAATGGACGATATTTTACGACAAAATCCTGATTTAATGAGACAATTCCAATCTGCCGCAGCAAATTCCATGAGCCAAACGAGTCCCGGCTTTTCTGGATTCATGAATGGTTTAATGAATCCTGAGGCTATGAATGGTGGAGGAGGAGGACCACCACCACCTATGGCGACCCAAGGTCCAAATGCCGTTCCCCCGTCGGTGTCACGAGGAGGTAACAATAGCGCATATATGTCAAGACCCGATTTAAATATGGGAGCAGGACGCAGTAATTTCAACGATGGTATTAATATTCGTGAAAATTTCGGGGGTATAAATGATTCTGAAAAAACTTCTCGATCATCACGTCCTGAAATGAAAGGTCCTAGTGATATTTCCGATATATTGTCTGGATTAAAAACCAAGACCATCAATATACAGGAAACATCCGCGCCAGCACCTGTCTCTGTACAAAGACAAAATACCTCCTCACAAAATGAAAATAGCACGATTTCAATCAGTGATTTAAAAGAATTACAAAGTGAAGGAACTATGCCTAAGAAAAGTAAACGACGTCAAAAAAGTGACAAAAACACATTAAGTTTGGATATTTAAAAGTTTAGAAATTGGAAATTATTATTGTTATAAAAAAGAATATAAAAATGTATTTTACATAAAATATACTATACATTTTTATACACATACAAAGATGTATGAAAAAGAATATGATTTGATTATATGTCTATATGGATGTGATACGATTCCAAAATATAATGAACAAATACGTGTCATTAATGATACCTGGGGAAAATTATGTAATATCAGCGAATACAATGTAAAACTGTTATATTTTCTTGGAGAAAAAACGAATGAAGATTCCTTTATAGGAGATAATTATATTCATCTACCTGGTGTATTAGATGATTATTCATCGGCATCATATAAGCAATACCAGGGGTTAAAATATATTCATGAAAATTTTAAATATAAATTTGTATTTTGTTGCGGAACAGATACTTATGTGAATATTCCAAAAATGTTGGAACTAAAAAATTATTTTGATTATAATGTAAATTATTTGATTGGGGGTGATATTGGTTGGAGAGTCATTAATAGTAATAGATATTTGTTTTTTTTTGGTGGTGCTGGTTTTATCTTAACTCATAAATCATTATCATTATTATATCCATTGTTACCAAATATTATGGAAAAATGGAGTGAAATATGTATTCATAATAAAACAATATTTGATCCAACTGATAAATTTTATAATACCGGAAAACATTTAATTATTAGTAAAGAACATATTGATTCTTGTGATGTTTCAATTTCATATTTTTTACAACAACCCGAAATAAATACAAAATTAATAAATTTACCTAAATTATTTTATTTTTGCAATTACCGAGGTTTAACATATGACCCGAATAGACCAATATATGAAATAAAACCTGTATATAGTGACCATATTGTAACATGTCATTTAATGACTACACAAGATTGTTATGATTTCACTAAATTATTAATTGAAAATTCATATTATATTTATATTCCATTATTTTCTTCTCTTGATATTAATGAAATTACAAAAAATAATGAATTACAATGTTTTATTAAATACCCAATAAATGAAAATGACTTGTGTTATGAATGATAAATAAATATAAGAATCAAAATAACTATTACAAAAATAACTATTACAAAAATAACTATATAAAAATTATATAATTATTAATTTATCAGAATTATGAGTGAATTAAAAATCGCATTAATCACGGGTATTACGGGTCAAGACGGATCTTATTTGGCAGAATTATTGTTGGAAAAAAATTATTGCGTTTGGGGTCTGATTCGTCGTGGGTCGAATATTAACACACAACGTATTGAACATATTTTCAAACAATTAAATCTCCGTTATGGAGATTTGAGCGATGGCATTAATTTATCGAATATTTTGAATGAAATATACAACACCTATAAGGAAAACGTGGGCGTTTTAGAAGTGTATAATTTAGGTGCCATGAGTCATGTGAAAGTGTCTTTTGATATGCCCGAATATACAGGGAACGTTGATGGGTTGGGAACACTTCGTCTATTGGAAACTCTTCGCAATTCAAGTATTCCCTTAGAAAAAATCCGGTTTTACCAGGCATCCACCTCGGAAATGTTTGGTAAAGTTCAAGAAGTGCCACAAAAGGAAACTACACCTTTTTACCCGCGTTCTCCGTATGGTGTTGCCAAGGTATACGGGCATTGGATCACCAAGAATTACCGGGAGGCATATGGCATGTATGCTTGTTCAGGTATTCTTTTCAATCACGAGTCGCCACGAAGAGCTCATAATTTTG